TGAGCGTCTTCGGCTAACCCTTGTGCAACAACTGCCGCATCTTTAGCAGTTTCTGCATTGGTTTCATGAGAGGATGCTGTACTAGCAGAGTTACTTGCGGCTGTAGCTGAAACTGATGCTTCATTTGCTTTAGTGCTTGCTGTGCTTGCAGAAGATGAAGCGTTAGATGCTGAAGCAGATGCTTCACTTGCTTTAGTCGTAGCAGTGCTTGCGGAGCTAGATGCGCTCGACGCAGAGCTTGCGGCATCACTGGCAGACTGGGCGGCGTTAGTAGCCTGTTGGGTTACTTCAGTAATTGTAGCATCAGTAGTAGAATCACCTGTACCACCTGTTCCACGAAAAATACCCATTCAAATCTCCAGTGTGTAGAATAAGACAGGGGAGCCTGAATAGACTCCCCCGGATCAGTAGATTAAACTACTACTGACAGTACGTTTTCTTCACGGAGTACCTTAGTACCGTACAGAGTATCTGCAGTGAAGAGGTTAGCAAGGAACTCTTGCTTGTACTGAGTTTGTGAACGAACAGCCATCTGCTCAGCAAGAACGAAAGCATCCTTGTGCATGATAGTTGCTACACGTCCAGAAGTGTTAGTTCCAGTGACAGTTGGAGCATTAGATGTAACGTAAACGTCTACACCGTAAAGCTGACCAATCTGACCGTTGTTAACACCACGACCGTTTACAAAGTCAGAAGACACGTAACGCTCAATGCCCATGATTGCATTGCGGATTGAAGGAGGAATGATAAGAACACGATTGTCCATAGGAACATCCGCATCATCCAACGCTTGAATCATGTTGCGGAAAGCCGCATCAGAAAACGCTTCAAGAGCAGTGGAGTCATCATAGTCAATCAATGCGTCAGAAGCACCGTTGATCTGGTAGTGAGACTGAGTAGCATCAGAACCATCAGCAGTACCTGCATCGTTTGACACGTTCAACAACTCCGCGAACAGATCGTCATCGACTTGCTTAGCAAGAGCGTAACCTGCATCGTCAGTGTAAAAACGGCGGAGTGAATCCAACGCTTGTACTTCTGCAATGTCTTCAATCAAACGAGAATATTCGTAGTGATTGTCGATAACTACTTGCACTTCTGTGTTAGCAGTCTGCTGAATTGTTACTGTGTCAGCCGCTGTCTTAGCATTAGCCGCGCCACGAGTAGGCTTAGGAATGTGAAGAGTGTCACCCTTCTTGCCAGTCATAGGCATTTTGTTTACGAGGTTAGCGAGAACGAGGTTCTGCTTGTACGCCGCAATGATTTCATCTGACCACAGTTCTGGAATGAACGTGCCTGCGTTTGCTAAAGTAACCGTATTGTTACTTGCGGGGGTTAAATTTGCCATTGTAAATATCTCCTAGGCTATTTGACTCGACCCTCAGCGTATGCTTGGCGAATCTCAGCCGCCATATCTTGATACCTGTTTGGGTCTGTTTGCATAAGTTTAATAATATCAGCACGACGATAGATTTTACGACTTGGTCTTTCACCTGATCCTCTAGCGTTTCCAGTGGAAGCCGCTTGTATTTGACGCTTGCGATCATCTTGTTGAATCTGGGCTGTTTCCTGAACCATGTTCTGACGTTCTTTCCAGAGTGTCAGTAGTTCATTAGCAGATTCATAATCAAACTGTTTGTCAGCCCTCTCATAGAGTTCTGCACGTACAGATGATCCTTGAACCCACTCTTGGAACTTACCATCTTGAACAATATCAATAAAGTCCGGATGGTCAGCTTGTAATTTCCCAAGAATCTTTTGTTGCTTCATTGCCATCGACGCTTCTTCTGCCTGTTTAACAGACGGATGATTTGAGATAGCTTTAGCAATTGCTTTGTCTGGATCAGTGAAGAAGTCTACATCGTCTTCTTCGTCTTGTTGTTGTGGGCTAGTAGTGGCAATTTGAGACTTAACGAAATCATCAACGATTTTGCGGAGCTCACCAACTTCTGAAGATTGTTTACCTAATAGTTTTTCCGCCTCTTGATGCATTTGGACAATATCTTTAATGTCTTTGCCCTGATACTTTTCAGGAATGTCATCTTCAGCTTCTTCGGTTTGTACAGGTTGCTCCTCTTCAGGAATCTGTTCTTCTTCTAGTGTAGCGAGTGCTTCCCCGTCTTCTGGTTGATATTCGGGACTCTCATCTAAAAAACGTGCCATATTGTTAAACTCCGTGGCGTTAGCCATTATGGAAGGGTTATTTACGAGCGGCTCTCTCATGATCCTTAGCCCACGCATCGTCTTTATCCGGCCAACCGTGACCAACGAAATGTGTTCGGACAGGAGAGATTATCCGTTCTGAGGTATCACCACATTCAGGACACGTTGTGAATTGATCCTGATGATCTACCCATTGTTCCTCAACGTGGTGACAAGCGGTGCATTTAAAGTCGTAACGTCTAAGCATTATTAGACAACTCCTCAAATGCATTTTGTATCCCAGTTTCAAAGCGCACAATGTTTAGTAACGCTGTACGTTGTCCTTGTACATGAGATAATTCTTTTTCATTTTTGATCTTATCTATGGAATGACTGTCAAGAGTTTCTTGAGCTTCTTGTACAAACTGTTTCCAACCGGAAGTCAAAAATAATTCAAAATAGTTTTCATAATATTTTTGTTCTTCAGGACTCAATTGAGTTTCTCCTGTTGTCTATAATAACTATTATACCATAGTATATGTCACTTGTCAAGTAGTTTCTTGACTCTTAGCAGACTTTGTGGTACGGGGTGCTTTAGCGGTTTCTAATTCTTTAATACGTTCATCAAGTTTTGTCAAGATGCCATTCATTTGATCAATGACCTCTTGGAACTCTTTCTTAGTTACTACCATTACTTCCTCTCATTTGCATTTCAACAATGTCTTCTTTCGTTTCAATCTCACGTTGCTTAAGAGCTAGCTCTGCGATCTTTGTACGGCGATCAAACTCTGCTTCCGTAGGGTCTTGTCCCATGCCTTTCAAAGTAGCCGCTAGACGATCTGTCTGAGCTTCTATAGGCAACAACTGAGTCTCAACCTTGTTCTGCTCAATACGAGACATAACTTCTGCTGTCTGTGCTTGAGTATACTGTAGAATAGCCTGCTCTTTACCCAACTGAATTTCTTGGATCTGTTGCTTAAGTTGTTCTTGTTCTGGCTTAGGTTGATTGACGTTACGTAACCCTTCAATGATTTGCTCACGATTACTTAAGTTCATGTTGTCTACAATTGACTCAATTAACATTGGGTACATTGGAGACTCAGGACTCATCGTTTGTAGTAGTTGTACTAACTGAGTAACCTCATACTCACGAGCAATGATACCAAGTGAGCTACTCGCTACAAACTTATAATCACTAACAGGGTACAACTCAGGATTAAACTGCATATACCTGTGTGCCGCCTTTGTTACAAAAGGAAGCAAGAACGCATCTTGGAAGTTAATCAGTGTACGCTTGTGACGCTTGATGATTGCCCCAAGAGACATCGAGATACCTGCGGCTGTTGCATCCCCATTGATACTTCCCGGAATACCTGCCGCATCAATAGCACCAGTTGCCATCTGAACCATTTGTTGCAAAGTGGCAGATTGGTTAAAGGTGGTGGGATCAAGACTCCCAAAGTTGAAAGGCTGTAAGATCTCTGATGGGTTACCGTTCGTAAGGATGGCCTTGCCGGGTCGTACTTCCATTTTAGCTCCACGAGGAAGGCGTGAAGCATCAACAGCAAGCATAGGGTGTACAGTAAGCGCAAGTGCGTCAATTCGTGCTCTCAGTTCAGTGTCAAGTGCTTTCTGTGCATTGTATCCTTTTTCACAAATGCCACGTCCCCAGAATCGTCCGGGCACGACATCCCAAGGGAAAGCTACCACTGGACGGTCTTGCATCATGTAGGGGTTAGGTTCAGCCTTTAACAGCACACCGCCATTAGCAATCACAATAATTGCTTCAGTGTACTCTGGCTCATCTTCTTTTTCTTCGACAGTTTCGTCTTCTTCACCGTCTTCGTTGATTGAGTTCAACAAGTATGTTGGTACAAGGCCGTAGTACTTCGTTAGGCGGACTTTATCGTCCATGTAGATAGTCAGGTCTTGATCGGGCTCAATGTCCGTGTCAGGAGCCGCTACAGCAACCTCAACATCAAAGTAAATACCTGCTTCTTGAGCTTGCGTGACCTGATGTAGTGGAACAAACTCATCAATAGCAACACCCAGAGCTTCATCAATACTGGTAGCAACAGGATCAATCAAGAAGTTCTGAGGCATCACAGGACGC